GTAATATAATATAGTTTCAACCATTTCGCTAGTAATAGGACTATCTGGAGTGGATATAGGCTTTCCTGTAGAAATATCGGCAAAATATATACCAGCAGGTAGTGTTACCCCGCGCAACAGCTTATGAAAACTCGTCAAAAGCTTATTAATACGCTCTTTATCCTCTGGACTAATTTCTAAATTAGTAGGAATGCCCATCGCAATAAAATTTGGATGATAATGAACCTCATTTAGTATAGTATTCTTATACATAAGACTCATTTTTTCTAAATCATCCTTTTTCATGATATTATTTAATTTAATTGGCAAACTTCTCTAGAATTGACATATCATCTTCCCCCATAATCTCCTCCTCTTCATCAGATTGCATGATAGTTAGAGTATCATAGAGTATTTTCATGGCTTGAACCATTCCACGGGGACCAAATCGGTTTTTAATCATACCTAATTTGATTAATCCCATCTCCATATCCTCTTCTGTCTGGAAAATTGACATAATAACATCTGCTGTGGCTGCTACACCGATGGATTCAGCGATTCCTTCCATTCCGGGGTTCTCTTTACCGAAAGAACCTCTTGATAATTGCACAGCAGAGATAAATGGGCAAGCATAAATGTAAGATAATGCTCTAACTTGCTCACAAATGTACTTAATTCTCTCATAGGAGTTAGTTCCCTTGTTTGTATGAAGCAATGAGAGGTAATCTATGACCACAGCATCGATTTTGATGCCAGTATCAAGCAATTTTCTAATAAATGCTGATAATTGATTGACAGTTATAGTTGATGGTGGGAATTCCTTGATGAAAATCTTACCATTCTTCTTTCCTTCCTCCCTTAGAGCATATCTAAGGGTGTGGGTATCACTTTTGAAGTTTCTTAAGGGAATTTTAGTGACATTTGAGGCAATTCTCTTCGCATAAAGCATCTCAGACATTTCCAAAGACACTACAAGGACATTTTTACCCTGTTCTGCAATGTTTGCAGCGACATTTCCAAGAAAAATACTCTTACCAATGTTAGCTTGACCCGCAAACATATATAATGCCTTGCCATCTTGACGATAACCACCCCCTAAATGTTCATCAACCCATCTCCAACCCGATGAAATATAGATTTCATCATTCAAAAGGTCATCAACAATCTTATCAGCATCCCCGAAAAGCTCCATTCCATGATCTGTGTCAAGACAAATACCACAAATCTTCTCAAATGCTTCCAAAACCTCTGACGGATTCTTGGTTTTCTTCTCTGCATTCTCAACAATCTCCAAAATGTTAGTCCAAGTTGCTCGTTCCTTAAGGAATTTCTCTGTATTAGTATACAGTTCGGTTCTGTCGAGGTTGCTATCCATCCCCTTAAAGGACTCAACCAAGGATTTGAAACCAATCTTGAGCGAATCTGAGGTTAAATACGGCTTAATCTCCGTTATGGTGGGTAATTTATGATGCCTTTCATGAAAATCCTTAACAATTTCAATATATTTTCCAATATTTGCGTTTTCGAAGTATTGGGGCTTCACATGGTCAACTATAGAATTCAAATATGTTGAATCCGTAATTGATTTAAAGGCTATAATCTTCTCAAATTCCTGTAAGTCTATCATTTGGCTACTATTTCTAAGTATTTCTTCCTCTGCTGTTCATCGATGTTGCTTTTATCTAGATAAAAGTCCAAAGTTTTCAAGTCCTCTGGCATATTTTTTATTACATCACTGTTGGAGGGTGAATACTCACACCATTTACGCTTTTCACGGGAAATATGATAAAAAAGAAGAGAGGAATTGGCACATTTAATATAATTCGTGATATCTATATCCAATTTATATTTTTTAATCAGTTTTATGACATTACATTCACAATCCCACTCTAATTCTATTACTTTTTTCAAAGATTTATCAATAACGCTATCTTTATGATCTTCACCTTCCAACCAATTGAAATAGGTTCCACAATGTTTTACTTTATTCAAATAATAAATTCTTTTAGTCTTCCATTGAAGGAAATGTGAGTATTCGTGTATAAGAACTTGAATATCCAACCCATTCCATCCCCCTACTGTAGCAGCAAGTTGTCTATTGTCAACATCAACCCATCCCCCATAAGCAGATTCGTTGTCGCTTTGATACAAGAGTACGGAAAAGTTATTTTCAAGTAACTCGGATACCACCTTCCGTACGAAATTCTTGTCCGTCATTCACAATATATTTACCAGTTTGAAGTGTAGTATCTTTAAACTTGTTATATTTACTAAAAAAGTAATTTTCTCCAGACTTCCATTCTTCTGTGAATGATCTTAAGCCGGGAGATGCATGTGTAATCAAAATATCACCAACTCCAACCTTCTTTTTGTTCAATGCACAGTCCATACTGAAGATTAAATCATAAAAATGAAACTTCGCAGGATTTTTCTCATCAAAACGAACATTACCAATCTTTTTAAGGTTAATTGCCATAAAAACACCATCGATGAGAACAACTCTGATTGGGAATTCTCCAAAATTCGAAGGATACTTCTGTCCTTCATGATAATGTTGAACACAACCATGTAAATAGCCAGATTTAAACCCTCCCCCCATCAAATGCCACAATGCAGGACTGGAAAGCTTGCATCTGGAGGTTCCCGCAACCCCAACCACATCAAATTCATCAAAAAGCTTCTCTAATTTGGGAATTGGATCTTCCTCAAGGGTAACATCATCATGAATTAGTATAAGGCAGTCTCTTCCTTCAGCGATTCCCTTCTCAATTTGCTCATTATAGACTTCAGGAAGGGATTTTCTGTTGCTGAACGCTCTATGGTGTTGAATATCAAGGTTTAAGTCCGATATTGACCGCTCCAAAAGGGTTTCGTCAGTATTGGCACTAGCCGAAAAGATTACAGGATTGTCTATTTTCATGTTTTTAGTGTATCAGAAGGGATTTGATTGTCAAATAGTTAAATATAGATATGACAAACTTTACCTTTGAATTTTTCACCGAGCAAATGGATATCCTCAATGAAGGAAGACCAAGCCCATTGACTGGTTTAGGACCGCATGGGGAGAAGGCTGCCCAATATTTTAATGAAGTAGGTAAAGTTATGAGAGAGGGTGGGGTCTTAGGGGATACCAGAATTCCCGGTAAGGCATCATTTACTAACAGACAATTAAGATTCTTTCTATACATTCTTCTAGGATTAGATAAAGAGTTTGACTATGATGCCGCAGATATTGATTTTGATGAAGAAATTTCCGAAGAAGAGGCTAAAGACTTCATAGTTTCGGCTTGCTGTGATTATTTGGGAATTAGTGATAGAAAATGGAAGAACGCTGGATACGCTGATGTTGATAAGTTGTATCGTGCAACCATTCTAAAAGCAGTTGATGACAAAAAGAGTTATGTGATGTCCGATGAATTCAAAAATAAGGTAACTAATAAAAATAATATTCTAGAATATATTAGGGATAATAGAGTTACCAACAGATATTCACAAGCAATGGCCCAAAGAAGAGAAGAACTTTACGGTATGGGACATGAAGAGCTTGATGATATTCAAACTGGTAAAGGAATCTATGATAAAATCAAACTAGTTATCAGAGCGCAAGCTGTAAGAAAATCAAATACCACAAAAGGTAAACCATATCAAAGCAGTCACAGCGAAATCTCGACAGGAGACAATACATCTTCGTATGCAGACAATCTTGTGATCGTTTTGGATGCATTGGAACTTCTTTTGGCTGATGCAACCTCGATTACAGAAAAGGTTGATAGTATTTTATCAAGAAATAGAAATATTTCCATTGAAAGTGCCTTCGATGAGGTAGAAGACCTATTCGGAACATTTAGTAGAAACAAAATTAAAGCATTATACTATGGTGGTATTCCTCTTTATAAGAAATTGTATGACACCTATTTAACTCTGAAGGATACAGGTATTGATCTTGACGATTTCTACGCAAAAATAACCCGTTTCAAAGAACAAAACTCCAAGAGTGCAACCATCCCTTCCCTTGTTGACTATCTAATTGAAGAAGTTAAGGAACTTAAATCCTATGAAGTTCACGATCTTCCAGATGTTCAAGAAGATATCTCCGGTTACGATAAGGATATCATCAATAAATACATCACCACCCCAGAAGAAAAGAAAATATTCTCAGATTTTGCTAGAGTTCAACAAAGAAAGCGTGAGTTATCACAAAGTAAGGCAGATGAGTTTGCACTTAGTAATGATGTTTCAAGTAATGTTAATAGATACGCCGATAATAAGATCCAACAACTTAAAGGATTAGAAGCTAGACTTCAGGATGCTATTATGCAAAACCAGAATGTAGATCTAGACCCACAAAAAGAATCCTATGTCATGAACTACATGACTGAACAGCTTAATAAAGATAAATTCAAGCCAAGAGGAGAATTTAAAGATCGTGGTGTCAGAAAATTAACTGCTCACGAATGGTTGGTAAGAAATTTAAATAGCTAACACTCTTTCTTTTCCAACCTTAAAGTATTTTTCATCTAATTCTATTCCGATGAAATCTCTATTCAGATTTTTACAGGCTACACCCGTTGAACAGGAGCCATAACAAAAATCTAAAACTGTATCACCTTCTTTGGTGTAAGTTTTGATTAGATATTCCAGTAAAGACACTGGCTTTTGTGTGGGATGATACCTAACATTCCCTCTATTAGCTTCAAAGCATCCAACTATGATGCTATTCGGATTTTTATGAGTGTATGTGAATGTTTTCTTATCGTTATTCACATATGACCCTGTTCCACCCTTATTATTTTTTGTGATATTGTAGGAAGTGACTGGTTTTTCTCTAGGAACCATCACAGGATAATAATTATGTTTGTAATTCTTCGAAAAGATCAAAACATTTTCATGTTTTCGCATAGGTTGTTGTTTAACTCTATGCATTCCTTTGGGAACTTGCTTGTCCCATATCCATTCGTAACGAAACCAATCTAAATTTGATTGGACCAAATAAGAAGTAAAGGGCTGTTGCCCTGTTAAAGCAACAACCCCATCTTCTTTCAATATTCTTTTTAATTCGATCCAGACTTTTGAAAAGTCTAAACCTTTATCCCATCCGTATCTATAATTTTGGTCATAAGGGGGATCGCAAAAAATAAAATCAACACTATTGTCTTTTAGTTTTGGCAGTTCCTCCAAACAATCACCATTAATAAATTCGAAATTAGGCATCTTCTTCGTCAGGAGTTTCTTCCTCTTCGTCCTTTTTCTTTTTCTTCTTGTCCTTAGCTTCTGCATCGTCAAGAGCCTTAGAAACTTTCTTCTTAACCCTCTTCAATGCTTCCAAAGGTGATTCATCAGATTCTTCTGTTTCAGTTTCCACTTCGTCATTTACATCTTCTTCGTCCATAGGTGTTTCTTCGTTAGAATATTTCCACTCCTCTTGAATTCTTCTCTCAAGTTCAGGTAAAAGTTTTTTCCAAACATCCTTTTTCTTTCTCCATGATTTATAGAATCCTAAAGAGTTTCCCTCAAAGTCCTTGTAGGTCTTTCCATCCAATTCAACGACTCCAATATCTCTCATAATGCTAAGAAGACCGTAATACTTATCCAGTCCTGTTGCAAATGATAGATAGAGTTCTGCTTCCAAGAATTGCTTGATGAATCTATTTTTAACAGTCAAACATCTAAGAATAACTCCTGAGTAATTTTTCTGACCAGCAGCAAGAGTATTATCAACTGTCTTACCTTCATCATCTTTCATTGGTCGTCTTGCCAATTGAACTGTTACTGATGGTTTATAAACAGCAGCCTTACCTCCCGGCATGTTCTTCTCAAGAGAAGGATACATTTCGTTAGGGTTGTCATACACTTCATTAGTAATGACAATTGCAGTCTTTGTAATCTTACTCCAGTTCACACAGGTCTTAAGAAAACTCTTGATAGACTTCGCAAATGTTCCCATGTCAGATGAAGTTGAATCCTTTTCCATTCTGGATTCTCCAAGTTCTGATTCCATGTTTGCTAATGAGTCAACAACAATAACAAACTCTCCGAGTCTACCTGATTCTGCAACCTTCTTCAAGAATTTAAAGATCGCATTTCTAGTATTCTCGATAGTAGTTGTAGGGACATACTTAATCTTGGACGGATCGATACCAAATCCAACTGCACCCTCTGCATCGATAGCGTTTTCACTATCGAACACAACGACATGCTTGCCCATCTTCTGTGCATTGGCAATAATCTTTTGAACAAAGAATGTTTTACCAGACATGGAAGGTCCAGCAAATTGTGTCACTCTTCCCATAGGAATACCTTTATACATCGATCCAGAGATGATTGCATTTAATGCAAGCGATCCAGTATCAATCCACTCATGCTCTCCAATATTGGAGAGGGTGGAGTCTGCCAGATAGGTTGCGTATGGATTGACTTCATCAATCTCATCAAATAATTTTTTAATATCTTTATCCATATTAGTCTTCAATATCATCTAAGGAAATCACCTTTGGATTTCCTGTAGGTGCTGGTGCGGGAGCCTTTGGCTTGTTAAATTCTTCGTAGTGATTGATAAGATCGGGTTTAAGTTCGATTCCGCTACCGATTGTGATGCTGGACTTATCATAGATCCATTCATTTTTCTCACGCTTACCTTCTTCCAAAAATTCAAAGAATAGAACCGGGAAGAAGTTCATGGTTAAACGACCATCCTGTGTTTGTTGAACGTGTAGAATGGTTGGGTTGTGAAGTGTTAGTGTCTTTTCATCCTGATGAACTAAGGTTCCCAGAACAGTTCTACCAACTTGGTCAATAATGATTTTGTGTTTGTCTTTCATATGTATTATAATTTACTCTTCTCTTTGATAATGTCAATCTCCAATTCCGTGATTAATTCTCTAAATTTCACAGAAACTTTGCTTTTTGACGCTGATTTGGAAATATCACGAACTTCCGACATGATATCAATCACTCTGCGTTCAATTGGTGATAGGTTTTCTAAAAATACTGTCTTTCCTAGGAGGGTATTAGTAATAGCATTCAGTAAATCGCTATTACTAATAAAGATATCCTCAACATCAAAAGGTTTAGGTTGTCCATTAACTAAAATTCTCTGTCTAACCTCCTCCATCTGTGGATTATTAAATGGTCCATCATCATTACCATTTAATGCATTTAATAGTTTAGCAACTGCTATTGATTCAGCATCATCTAGTCCTTTGTTATAAGCTTGTTGTATATTCATATTATCTAAAAAAATCCTCTAATTCTATTTTTACATTCTCTGTTGGTTTTCTGAGTTTCCAATTAACTGCTCGATAAAATCGATCAATGGCTTCAAAAACTACTTTATGAAACATTAGTCGATAATCTATCTCAAAAATTTCATCAAATTCTTCAGGATATTTGTTTTTGAAAGCAATTCTCTTAATTCCATACCTGTTCGGTGTTTTCACATAAAGAAGTTTTGCTTTCTCCCCTTCTTTGAATTTCTCATACTTATCCTCGATGTTTAACTTTTCAAGTAGGACATTGTAGGCATTTGCAGCAACAACTTGGCCCGGAGTTTTTGATGGACATTCTAATCCTTTAATTTTATTAACATACTTATTAAAAGTATTAAGAGAAACTGTAGTGTACACACCATCGATACCCATTGCAACATACTTATCATACACTTTATTAAAGGCTTCATTAGTTTCCTTCAATGATTGTGTTGAAATCATTGTCTCGATAACATTTTTCAGATAAGGTTTGATAACTTTAGGCATTGTTGACTTAACAACATCCACTCCCTTATACTTATACTTGTTTACAGGAGTTCCTTCACTATCTAGAATATGAAGTGCGTAATATTTCTTCGCAATAAAGATTCCGAAGTCGCAAATTGATTCTCTTTTGAATACAAACCTAGGATCTTGTGACCATAATCTTCTTTTTGCCCATGCATTACATCCTGCATTAATATAATCTCCGATTTTGTCACACACTTCATAAAATTTCTGAGAAACTTTATCACCATCCAATAATTCTACGCCAAAATCTTTCAAAACATCTAATGTAATGTAACAAGAGTCCGTATCATTATAAATTACTACTTGTTCTGCTCTATCACCAAGATCGGGATACTCTTGCTTCAAAAATTCTATCAAGAGTTCATTACTTTTCTTAATTACTGATTGGCCAGTCAATGTAACGGATGCTCCAATCTCTTTATCGGCCAATGGTGCATAATTATTCACACAATATCCGTAAGTTGAATTAAGAGTAATCTTATATGCGTTTTGGAAGGTGTCCAACTTCTGAATATTAGTTTCCCACTCACTTTGTTTGTCCTTTGGTAGAGATTTCTTCTTGGATTCATATTCCTTCTGAAGTTTTAACATCTCAGACTTCATTTGTTTACGCTTTGTGTAAAGGAACTCCAAGAATTCTGGCATAATTCCCTTTTTCTTTTGCGTAAATAGAATTCCTGCTTCAGATTTCGATAATTTCTCTTCCTTCACATACTTCGCATAGTTTTCTTTCGTCATTTCGAAAGTTCTTCCTGACACATGCTTGATAACATACTTCTCTCCGATGTGTTCCACACTACCAATCTTGGTTTCTGGTGAAGTATTTAAAGAAATCATCACACTAGGATACAGAGAGTTAGCATCAAAGCTAACAATCGACTTTGAAAATCCCATTTTTGGTTCTGCAACGTGTCCACCGGGGATTTTTCCTTCTGCATTAACAGTCACAAAGGTTGGAATCTTCTCACCACGATTTCTGGCTCTAATTGCTACTGCACCATTAATAACAGGAACAGTATTGATTGCGTTTTCCATGTTACAAAGTCCAAGATACGAAATAAATCTCAACAACTCAATGTATCTCAGCTTATCATCAAGCTTTACAAGAATTTCTACATCCTTAATGTTGTAATCAACATAAGTTTCCCAATCACGAATGGCTAATTCTGCAAGAGTTCCTTCATATTCGACTTTGTTTTCATCCAATTCTACTTCTGCAATGAAGTCTAGCTTGTAAGACTCTAATGGTTCCAACGCAAACTTCTTATAAAGAACATAATAATCTAAACAAGAGATACCTTCAATAACATATTCCTTCGTTGGCATACCGAATTTACCAGTTTTGTTAAACTTTTCGTAAATTCTCTCAAGAGGAGACAACATTTTTGCCCAATCCTCATCCAATTGGAAGGTAATTCGATTAACAAGATACTTAATATCGAAATTTGCAGAGTTAAATCCTACTAAACAGTCAGGATAATCTGATGAAATGAACATTATAACACGCTTCAACAGGTCTATTTCACTTTTACAGTGAATATAATTAACATTTTTGTTCTTTGGAGTGTATTCTTTTAATCCAAACACATTATATGTCTTACTTAAAGAATCATATAGTGTTAAAAGATTGATTTCGTTCTCTGCCAACTCCGCTTCTGGGAATTTTCCCCCCGGAATACCCGGACATTCAATATCTATGAATAAAATTTTAAGAGGAAACTGTGAAAAGGTAGGATCTTCTGAACAATGATAGTAATTATCAATTAAAAATTGTTGATAAGGTGGAAGATTTTCAAATATTCTTTTAATTCCACTCTCTTTAACAAACTTATCTCT